TCGGCAAGCAATCTCTTTTCTGGGACGACACTCACAACTGGCGCTGACTGCTCTACTGCAAATGCGCTCGCGGCAATCGCCGCTGCGGTTACCGATAATGATGCGCTCGCGGCAATCGCCGCCGCAGTTCACGCAACAGATGATATTGTGACGTTCTCTGCTTTTGGCGAAGAAGCCAATGCGATCGAGGTCTCGACAACGATGTTAAACGCATCGTTCCCCGTTGACACTACATCTCTTTCTGGCGGCGCTAATGCCACAGAGGCCGACTCGATCAAGCTCATGATTGACGAAGACTACCTCTACGTGTGCACAGCGCCTAACACAATTTCCGGATCAAACTGGCGTAGGATCTCTTTGGGTAATGTCTACTAAAAACAAACATTCAATATATCTAGAGTACTAAATAAAAGAAAGGAGGCCTGCTGATGGGGCGCCCTAAGAAACCCCCGGCGGATCCGAAAGCTACGACCACGATCCGTCGAGCTCCCGCCAAAACGATGGATGAGCAGATAGAGCGAAACATCTATCTTGCCACAATTGCGGCGGAGAAGCAACTTTCTGATGGCACAGCAGCGGCCCCCGTTATCACACACTACCTGCAGCTCGGATCAAAGAAGTATGAGCTTGAAATAGAGCGGCTGCGCCATGAAAATGCTCTTCTTGAGGCAAAGAAGAAGCAAATAGAATCTACCGCCAAGCAGGAGGAACTCTTCACTAAGGCGATAGAGGCTATGAAGACTTACGGAGGATCTAGAAGTGACACACCTATTGATTAACAAAAGGGATGTCCTTCGGTACTCTGAGATGATCCAACTTCCAACTTTTGAGGCTCGATTTGAGTATCTTAAGTTACGTGGAAAAGTTGGAGAGGACACTTTCGGATTTGATCGGTGGCTTAATCAATATTTCTATCGATCAAGGCGATGGCGCAGCACTCGAAACGATATCATTATTCGAGACGCAGGGTGTGATCTTGGAATAGCAGACCGAGAGATTGGTCAGGGTTTGATTATTCATCATATGAACCAGATTACAGTGGAGGACGTAGAGCAGGATGCTTGGTGGTTGTATGATCCCGAGTTTCTAATTACAACGTCTGACTCAACACATAAAGCGATTCATTATGGCGATCCAAACCTTCTTCCAAAAGCGTTTACACCAAGATCCCCGGGGGATACACGACTCTGGTAGACTAGTCAAAATGGAAGGAGGGCCTAGATGTCTGAAGTAGTAGTATCGGAGAGTATTTTAAACTCAGTTAAGAAGTTCTGTGGCTATCGTCCTGATTATAATGCCTTTGATTCAGACTTCATGATGCTGATAAACTCTGACCTAGCAACCCTTTGCCAACTTGGTATTGGTCCTAAGACCGGCTTTAGGGTTCAGGATGAGTTAGCGACGTGGGATCAATTTTTAGAAGGTCAAACGGACCTAGGTTGGGTACAGGAGTATATTTCTATTAAGGCTCGCCTGATCCATGACCCGCCTACAAGTTCCTCTATCCTAAAAGCGTATGAGGAAAAAGTTAAAGAGCTCGAGTGGCGAATCGTATTTAAAAATGAAGAGGGGGTAGTAGTAGATGCCGTATCCGAAGACGAACCTGACGTTATATTCTAGCCCCCTTGAACAGCCGAGGCCATTTAGCTCCTCGGAGAACCTAGAGCACTCTGGTGTTTTAGGTATGAAATGGGGGCATTGGAATGCCGAGACTGTTAGAAAATACACAGGCGGTGGGCAGCAGGGTGGAAAGTCTCTATCTGGGACCTTTAAAAGGGGAGTCCGCGTAATTAAGAAATCGATGGCAAATGCTAAAGAGTCTGTTTCTAAAAGGTCGGCGGCCTCTGCAGAAAAAAAGAAGGCTCGAGAGATTGAGCGTATAAAAAAAGTTAATCCTGCAAAACTGATGTCCGATGAGGAATTGAAAACGCGTATCGCCAGACTTAAGTTGGAGAAAGAGTATAATCAGCTAACCGCAGAGCAGATTAATAAGGGTAGGCGGCTCACTAAAGAGGCGATTGCTAAGGGCATAAATGCTGGGTTAGAGGCCGGGATAAAGGGCGCACTTACTGCGTCTATATCTGCAATCGGTAGGAAAGCTGCCGATAAAAAGAAGGATCCAAAAGAAAAGCCAGAAGATAAAGAAAAGCCGAAAGATAAAGAAAAGCCGAAGAATCAAATTGAGTATAAATATACTACGCCGGAGCCTAGGCCAATTGCGCTATATCCTGGCACAAAAAAGCGTCGGAAAAAGTAATGAGGTGATTTAATTGGCACTCTCAAATACGGCGACGCCTAAGTATTATGCTCAATTTCGAGATGCGGTAGTTCGTGGAGAGATTCCTGTTAATAATGAAGTATCTCTGCAGATGAACTTGATCGATGAGCTTATCCGAAATCCTGGCGTATACTATGATGAGGATGCTGTCGAGGGCTATATTGCATTCTGTGAGAATGAGTTAACCCTAACTGATGGCTCGGATCTTCATCTATTGGATTCATTTAAACTATGGGCGGAGGACCTTCTTGGTTGGTACTATTTTGTATCAAAAGATGTGTATGAGCCGGGGGTTGGTGGTCAACCAGGTCACTATGTTAGAAAGCTTATTAAGAAAAGACTTCGAAATAAGCAATATCTAATTCTTGGCCGAGGTGGTGCAAAGTCTATATATATGTCAACGATTCAAAACCATTCGTTGAACGTCATAACAAAGACTACGCACCAAATAACTACGGCCCCGACCATGAAACAGGCGGAGGAGGTCCTCTCCCCTATTCGAACTGCAATTGTTCGAGCTCGAGGCCCATTGTTTCAGTTTCTAACAAACGGGTCCTTGCAAAATACAACTGGTGCAAAGGCCAATCGGGTTAAACTTGCCTCAACAAAGAAGGGTATAGAAAATTTTCTTACCGGGTCTATCCTTGAGGCCAGAGCAATGTCTGTTGATAAACTACAGGGTCTGCGGACTTTCTGTAGCTCTATCGACGAATGGCTCTCTGGAGCTGTTAGAGAAGACGTTGTTGCAGCCATCGAGCAAGGCGCGTCCAAGCTTGATGACTATATTATAATTGCCGCATCATCTGAGGGCACTGTCCGAAATGGCGTCGGCGATACAATCAAAATGGAACTCACAGACATTCTTCGTGGTGAGTATCCAAATCCGCACGTCTCTATATGGTGGTATAAACTTGATGATATTAAAGAGGTTGCCGATCCGTCCAAGTGGCCAAAAGCTCAGCCAAATTTAGGTTATACAGTCTCCTATGAGACGTATCAGCTAGATGTGGAGAGAGCCGAAAAAGCTCCTGCGGCCAGGAATGATATTTTGGCAAAACGCTTTGGTATCCCCATGGAGGGCTATACATATTTCTTCACTTTTGAAGAGACGATCCCCCATAAGAGGATGCCTGGTGCATTTTGGAATACTCCATGCGCACTTGGGGCCGACTTATCTCAGGGGGACGACTTCTGCGCCTTCACATTTTTATTTCCTTTATCTAGGGGCCGCTTTGGAATTAAGACGATCTGCTATATTACAACGCTGACTCATATGCGACTCCCCCAAGCCATGCGTATCAAGTACGACGAGTTCATCGATGAGGGCACTCTTCGTGTTATGGAGGGCGCTGCGCTGGATATTCCGCAGGTCTATGAGGACGTTGCCAAATTCATCGATGATAATCAGTATGATGTCCGCGCACTTGGATTCGACCCCTATAACGCAAAAGATTTCGTTATGAGATGGATCCAGGATAACGGGGAGTTCGGTGTTGAGAAGGTTCAACAAGGGGTTCGGACAGAGTCTGTTCCTCTTGGGGAGCTTAAGAATATGGCGGAAGAGCGGATGCTTATTTTCGATGAGAAGATGATGTCCTTTACAATGGGGAACGCAGTAACTCTTGAAGATACAAATGGAAATCGAAAATTATATAAGATGCGCTATGACCAGAAGATTGACAGTGTCTCAGCACTCGTCGATGCGTATGTCGCGTACAAGTTAAATAGAGATCAGTTTACATAACTAGGAAAAGAGAAATCGCGATGAGTTATGATATTTACCACTCTGAATTCGACTCTCAGTATACGCATCCGGGTAATTCACTGGCTCACTTTGGTATTCTCGGTATGAAGTGGGGCCACTGGAATGAAGAGACGAGGGATCGGTATACGGGGAGTCCAAATGATAGCAAGCGCCCCGGTTCTTTTGCTAAGAAAAAGAATGCGCTACTTAGTGTTGGAAAAGAAACCAAGGCTAAGGTTAAAAAGATCAGATCTACTGGGGAAAAGGTTACAGACCTAGAGGCACAGCTCATTCGGCAGTCATACATGTATCAAAGAATGGGTCAAAAGAATAAAAATAAAATTTCCGATAGAAAAGCTGCCGGGAAAGATGTAACTCGACTTCAAAAGAGAGCTGTGAATCTTGATGTGGCCAAACAGATGGCCGATGGAGCATTAAAAAATCTTATGAATAAGCCCCTTACCGAACGTAGGGTTAGATCTGGGGCATCCCTTGTTGGGGGTATATTATTTGGCTATCCAGGTGCTCTTATTGGTGCAACATATGGTACACATGGCTTATACCCCTCTAGAAAAGAGCTGCTATTAAAAATGAGACAAAAGCAGGCCAAGGCGCATCCGGCTGGCAAGAAGTCTCCAAACCGCTCAGATACATCTAAAAAACCATACCACTCCTGGAGCAATAGCCAGAGGACCGCCTATGACAATAGGTATTTGGCAAAAAGAAAGTCGTTAGCAAATCAATATAAGTCAGCAAAAACAGACGCCGACCGACAGCGCTTTAGAGACCAGGCGGACGATCTAGAGAGAGCCTATCAAGAGGTTGTCGAGCAAGATTAAATAAACTAAAAAGGAGGTCTCCATGCCATACAAAATAACTAGATCAGAGTCCTATAAGGCTGATCAAATAAAATTGGGAAGCTCTTTAAAACACTACGGCGTGAAAGGCATGAAGTGGGGAAAAGAGATCTTTGGAAAAGATGATATTCCAGGACAAAGTCGGAGTTCATCTAGTGGGGCGCCCCCATCAAAAGCTCTCGCTTCGGTTCTTAGCGCTAAAGTTAGAGCTGGCGGCTCTTCATCTGGATATAGTAACCCCGTCACAAGGAGAGACGCCCAGAAAACGAACATGGCACTTAGGAGTAATCCGGGGCTTCCTCTGGCGAGGACCCCTTCTCCAAACAAAGTACAAATAGCTGGCGGTAGTTCGGAGCTCGTGAAAAAACAAACAGAAGAGCCTAAAAAAGATACCCGAAATGGTCTCCAGAAGTGGTTTGACCAAGCGGGTAAGGATATTGGCAACACATTCAACTCTGCCAAAAAGGGTGTCGAGGATGCCGCTAGTAGCGTTAAAAAGTGGGGCGAAGGCGCAGTCAACGACACTAAGAAATGGGTAGAAGGCGCCGCTAATGACACCAAGAAGTGGACCGATAATGCCATCAAGGACATTGGTAAGACTGCAGTCAAAATAGGAGACGACGCCAAGAAGGCCTACGGAGACGCCGAGAAGTGGGTCAATGGAGCCATTAAGGATGTCGGTAAAGCTGCGGTTAAAGTCGGAGACGACGCTAAGAAGGCCTACGGGGATGCCAAGAAGTGGGTTGATACTGCCATTGGTGATGCCAAGAAGTGGACCGACCAGGCGGGTAAGGATATTGGTAAAACCGCATCTGAACTTGCAGACGAGGTAGTCTATGGAACAAAATATGCAGTTGGAACCGCTAGAACTGCAGTAAAAAATGCAGCCAATAAAGTAAAAGACACATATGAACGGATCACCGATACCGGAACGCAGAGACTCTTAAATCCGAAGCACATGACGTCTCGTCAAAAACAGGCGATTTGGAGCAAGAGAGCCACTAAGCAAGGTGTAGAGAAAAACCTTGAAGAAGGTCTTGGCCCAATGGTCAACTCATACGATGCGTTTAAAGCTATTGATAAAAAGACCGGTGGAAAAGGATATGATGTTGTTGCTCGTTCCGGCCAGACACAGCGGGATCTCGCTAAGAAGAATATTAAGTCGAATACGCCTAAACCTAGGGAACTGGTTAATAAAAAGAGCCCCACAGTCAAATTTTTAGGTCCAAGCATGGCCGACGCAACAAAATATTTAAGTCCGTCAGACTTATCCTCCTACAAGAGGAGCCTTGATTATGTTAAGAGATATGGAAGGGGCGACGGCTCTGTTGAGAGAGAACTCAATGGCTATATAAATAAAGTCGAATGGGAAAAGTCTCGTGAACGTAATAAATAATTAAATCGAGGAGGGCCTATATGTGGCTGATAGTTTAATCACCCGCGTCCGTAGCGCGTTTAACGCCTTCGTGGGTAGAGGCGCGTCAGAGTCCATAAACACCACATATGTTGGTGCCGGGTCGAGTATTCGCCCAGATAGGCCTCGGCTTAATTATGGTAATAGTGAGTCTATTATTGCGCCGCTTCTTAATAAGATTGCAGTTGATGTTGCTTCAATGAGCATTCAACATGCGAGAACAGATGAAGAGGGGCGGTTTCTAGAACCTATTAAATCTGGGCTGAATAACTGTTTGACTCTCGAAGCAAACATAGACCAGTCAAGTTTCGCGTTTAAGTTTGATATGGCACTGTCTTTGTTGGACGAGGGCGTTATCGCCATAGTTCCAATTGACACAGATATGCCAAGAGAGCCTGGCCGAAAATTTGATGTTCTATCGATGCGGGTTGGAAAAATTGTTCAGTGGTATCCCCAACATGTCCGAGTAAATGTCTATAATGATAGGACCGGACTAAGAGAGGATATTCTGATTCGGAAAGAGCATGTTGCTATTCCCGAAAATCCGCTCTTCTCAGTTCTTAATGAGCAGAATTCTATTGCTCGGAGACTGATTCGAGCGCTTAATCTTTTAGATGCTATTGATCAACAGAGCAGCGCTGGGAAGCTCGACTTGATCATTCAGCTACCGTACACCGTTCGAAGCGAAGCTCGCAGAGCCCAAGCAGAGATTCGGCGTAAGGATATAGAAGCACAGCTTACTGGATCGAAGTATGGTATTGCATATGCTGACGGTACGGAAAAGATAACACAACTTAACCGACCTGTCGAAAATAACTTGATGAAAAAAATCGAATACTTAACGAGTATGCTACATGGCCAGTTAGGGATGTCGGAAGAAATTCTCAAGGGGACGGCAAATGCCGAGCAGCAGAATGCGTACTTTGCTAGATCAGTGGAGCCTGTGATTACAGCCATTGTTGAGGAGTTCCGGCGAAAATATTTAACCCAAACCGCCAGGTCCCAACTCCAATCGGTGATGTACTTCAGGGATCCTTTCAAGTTCGTGCCTGTTTCTGAACTAGCCAACATCGCGGATAAGTTCACCAGGAACGAAATCCTGACCCCCAACGAGGTCAGACAAATCATTGGCTTTAAGCCCTCAAAAGATCCGGCAGCAGACGAGTTGAAAAACCGTAATATCAAAGGCGCGGGCCCTGATTCAGGACTGACGCCCGGCATGCCGGCTGAGGGTCAAAATGGGAGTGAGACACCTCCTCCTACTCAGCCAGGAGAATTGCCCCCGAAGGGACAGATCAAACCCAGCGATGTTGAGGCCTTGTTTCAGGCCGTGTATGACAACACTTAATTAGGTACGAAAGGAGAGACTTATGCCAAACTGGGATTTTACAGGTTGGGCCACTAAGAATAACGTTCGCTGTTCTGATGGCCGAACGATCCGTCAAGATGCATTTAGGGATAATGATGGTCAAAAAGTTCCGCTACTGTGGGCACATGGGCACAATGATGTGGAAAACGTCTTGGGGCATGTTCTTCTTGAGAACCGTCCCGAGGGCGTGTACGCATACGGAAAGCTTAATGATTCCGTAAAAGCGAAGGCTGCTCGGTGCGCACTTGAGAATGGCGATGTGAATAGCCTGTCTATCTTCGCCAATCGACTCCAACAGAATGGCGGGGATGTTCTTCATGGAAGAATCCGTGAAGTTAGCCTTGTTCTTGCTGGCGCAAATGAGCAGGCAGTAATCGAAGCAGTTCTTGAGCATGGAGACGGGACGTATGAGGAGGCAATGTTTCTTAGCAATACCCTCGTTGACCTGTGCCATGCAGACACAGAAAACGAGGAGGAGAAAAAACCTATGACGATCCAGCAAGCGATCGAGTCAATGAGCGAAGAACAGCGGAATGCTATGTATGCGCTGGTTGACGCGGCTAGGGGTGGCGACATTCAACATAGTGCCATGTCCATGGATATCGAGACTGCCGTGGGCTCAATGAATGAAGTTCAGAAGAACGCGCTCTACGCCATTGTTGATTATGCCCAGAAAGATCTTGCCCATGCCGATACAACCTCTAAGCCAGAGGAAGAGATGACTGTTGGCGAGATCATCGACACCATGACGGAAGTCCAAAAGAATGCCATGTATGCTGTTATTGCAGAACTCATGAATTCTGGTGGCGATATGGCGCACAGTGAGATTGGCGATGATGTAATCGATGCCCTCGGCACAATGACCGAGGCTCAGCAGAACGCCATGTATGCTCTTGTGGCGGAGGTCAAGGATCGAATCGAGGAGCTCGCTGAAGAAGACGATGACTCCGACGAGGACGACCAGGAAGATTCAGAAAACGATTCCGAAGAAGATGATGAGGAGGAGACCCCTGATATGAAACACAATGCATTCGAAACCGAACCCGAAGCCACCGAGAACTCCCTGTCCCACGATGAAATGATGGCGGTTGTGGATGGCATCAAGACCTATGGTTCCCTGAAGAACTCCATGCTCCAGCATGGTATCGAGCAGATCGACTATCTGTTCCCCGATGCAAAGACCCTGTCGGCGACCCCCTCTTTCATCCAGCGGGAAATGGGCTGGGTGCAGAAGGTTATGGGTTCCGTTCACCGCACCCCCTTCAGCCGCATCAAGTCCCTGTTTGCGGATATTACTGAAGAAGAAGCCCGTGCCCGGGGTTATATTAAGGGCGCTCTGAAGAAGGACGAAGTCTTCACCATGCTGAAGCGTGTGACCACCCCCACCACCGTGTATAAGAAGCAGAAGTTCGATCGCGATGACCTGGTTGACATCGTGGACTTCGATGCAGTGGCATGGGTCCGTGGCGAAATGCGCATGATGCTGGACGAAGAACTGGCTCGCGCGTTCCTGATTGGCGACGGCCGCCTGACCTCTTCCGATGACAAGATCAATGAGCAGAACATTCGGCCCATCTGGACCGATACCGATCTGTTCTCCATCAAGGCCCTCGTCACCGTTGCGGCGAATGCCGACGCAGACGCGGTTGCCAAGCAGATCGTCCGTACCGCCGTTAAGTCCCGCAAGGACTATAAGGGCTCTGGTAACCTGGTATTCTATACCAGCGATGACTATCTCGCCGATCTGCTTCTGATGGAAGACACCACCGGCCGCGTGATCTATGACTCTGAAGAGAAGCTTAAGAGCGCTCTTCGTGTCCGCGACATCGTGACTGTCCCCCAGATGAGCGGCCTGACCAGGACCGTCGAAACCGTCACCCGTAAGCTCGCCGGCATCATCGTTGACCTGAACGACTATAATGTCGGTGCGGACAAGGGTGGCGCAGTCAACATGTTCGACCAGTTTGACATCGACTACAATGCCCAGAAGTACCTGATCGAGACCCGCTGCTCTGGCGCTCTCACCAAGCCCTTCTCTGCGATCGTTCTGGAGATCGTAACCGCTGCGTAAATAACCCGCGTATCATAAGGAGGTTTATATGGCCAGATTCTATGGTGCTGTAGGGTTCGCCGAACAAGTAGAAACTGCGCCATATACCTGGGACGAAGGGATTGTGGAGCATAACTATTATGGGGATGTACTCCGCAACTCCCGGCGTCTCGAGGCGGGCGTTAGTGTCAATGATGATATATCTATAACCAACCAGATAAGCATCATCGCCGATGCATATGCAGAAGAGCACTTCTTTAATATGCGGTACGTCGTATGGCAGGGTGTAAAGTGGAAGGCCGCTACCGTTGAGGTAGCTGACCGAAGACTACTAATTACACTTGGAGGAGTATATAATGGCTGATGAGATAGAAAGGGTCGTTGTATACGATCGATCAAAAGATCTTGGGGATAAGTTAGCTGCTATTTTAGGAGCACCCGGGAACGTATACTATAGACCAAAGAATAACATTACCATGACCTACCCGGCAATACGATATACTGGTGGTAAAATTGACACCCAGTTTGCTAATAATAAGCCCTACCTCAGTAAGACGGAGTATGAGATAATCTACATTAGTCAAACTATTGACTACGCGGTTATCAATAAGATTATGTCCTTACCGTTTTGTTCACATACTAGGCGGTATGACGTAAACAACTTGCATCACGAAGTCTTCAGAATTTATCATTAAGAAGGAGATCTAATATAATGGCTAAACTTATATGGGATAAGAGTGGCGAACGCGATTTTGAAATGGGCGTGGACCGCGGCGTACTGTATCTGCAGGTTGCGGGCGCCTATCCGGCGGGCGTTGCCTGGAATGGTCTGATCAGCGTTGCTGAAAACCCCACGGGTGCTGAGCTCACAGAGCTGTGGGCCGATAATATCCAGTATGCAGCCTTCCGGTCTGCCGAAAAGTTTGGCGCCACCGTCGAAGCCTATATGCACCCGGATGAGTTCTACGCCTGCAATGGCGAAAAGGAAGTTGCAGAGGGCGTGTATGTCGGTCAGCAGGCTCGCCAGACATTCGGCCTGAGCTATCGGACTGGTATTGCGAACGACACGGCTCCTGATGCGGAAGATTACAAGATCCATCTCGTGTATGGCGCAACGGTCAATCCCTCTGGCAAGACCTACCAGTCTAAAAATGATAACCCCGAGGCCAACACCATGTCTTGGGAGATCACCACGGTTCCCGTGGCAGTTACCGGCGCGAAGCCCACGGCTCATCTGGTTATCGATAGCCGAAAGGTTAGTGCAGCTGGTCTGACGGCTCTTGAAAACGCCATCTATGGAGAAGGCGCGACTGCCGCAATGCTGCCCCTTCCGGATGCTGCGATTGCTCTCGCGACCACCACTACGCCCTAATGTAGTGTAAATACTTGCGCCCATGGTGTGTATAGTAAATACTAAGCCCATGAAAGCTTTAATATTTGACGATATTAAATGTCAAAATAGAATCAGAAAGGCGCAATTAACCAAATAACCAATCGTAGCAGGGATACGATTTAAAATTAGAGGAGAATTAATGAGATGATTGCAAAGACAATGACTTATAAGGACTTTAATAATGTGGAAAGAACCGAGACCTTCTACTTCAACCTCACTCCCGCAGAAGCTGTAGAGATGCAAGTGATGGAGTCTGGTGGCCTCGGTGTATATATTGACCGAATCATTCAGGAACAGGATGCTAGGAAGATTATCGAGATCTTTAAAGATCTCATCCTCCGCTCCTATGGTGTAAAATCCAATGATGGAAAGCATTTCCTTAAAGATGAAAAACTTCGCGCAGCATTTGCCTCAACGAATGCATATTCGGATCTATTCATGCAGTTGGCAACAGATGCAGATATGGCGTCGGCATTTCTGAATGGAATTGTCCCGCAGCTGAGCGAAGAAGAGGTCGCCAAGTTCTCGAAGAATGCAGAGCAAAAGGCCCCATCTGAAGTAAATACTCTGTAAGAGATATAAGTATCATGAGAGGAGACTAGAGAGTGCTTACGATTACGCTTCCAAGAACTGAACTGTTTGACAATAAAAAACAGGAGTTCGTATATATTGATGGAAAAACCATTCAAATGGAGCACTCTCTAGTTTCTATTTCGAAGTGGGAGTCTCGATGGAATGTGCCGTTTATTTCAGACGAGCCCAGGGCAGAGATTCAAAAAATAGACTACTACATATGCATGACAATTACGCAGAACGTAACTCCTATGGACTTTAGGGCTCTTACTCCAGAACTACAGTCTAAGATAGAGGCATATATTGCTGCACCGATGACGGCCACTACTTTACCCCCTCCTCCAAAAAGGACAGGGAAGAAAGAAGTGGTGACATCTGAGAAAATCTATGCAGCGATGATTGCAAATAAAATACCATTTGAATGCCAAAAGTGGCACCTCAATAGGTTGATTACGCTTATCCAATTGTGCAGTGAACAAAATACGCCACCGAAAAAAGCCTCTCCAGAGGAGATAGCCGCAAGAAATAGAAGAATAAATGAGGCAAATCGACTGAAGTATAAGAGTCGAGGATAGGAGGGTTCATGGCTATAAAAGCATTTAGCCGAGGAAGCTTCGCGATTACACAGGCATTTTTAAAGAGGCTTGAGGAGCGGCAGTACCTTCGTGTCCTAAGTCGATATGGGGCGGTTGGTGTTCAGGCATTATCTGAAGCAACCCCAAAAGACTCTGGGGTGACCGCATCAAGTTGGACCTACGAGGTCAAAATGAGAGACGGAAACCCAGGTATCTTTTGGTCAAATGGGAATGTTAATAATGGCGTAAGCATTGCCGTTATTTTACAATATGGCCACGGAACTGGAACTGGTGGCTGGGTCGAGGGCGTAGACTATATTAACCCAGCACTTAGACCTATTTTTGATAAACTTATTGACGATATATGGAGGGAGGTGACTGGATAATGGCGGGTGTGGATAATAGAATTGTAGGGCTTCAATTTGATAATGCGCGGTTTGAGAGTGGCGTAAAACAGTCCATCAAATCCTTAGAGGAGCTGAACAAAGGCCTAGAATTTAAGGACGCCGGAAAAGGATTTAGTGAGGTCCAAAAAGCCGCAGATTCCCTCAATTTATCAAAAATAGCCACCGCAGTTGATCAGATATCAGATCGCTTCTCAACACTTGGTATCATCGGAATGAGGGTTCTGACTAATCTAGCAGACTCGGCAATGAATTTCGGTAGAAGAATGGGCGATTTCATGGTCACGGGACCTGCACAGCAGGGCTATAATGAATATGAGAAACTCATGACTATAACCAAGGTCCTCATTAATACATTTCCTGGTCAAATGGACGTCATTAAGGCCACGCTAAAAGATATGAACACCTTCGCTGATGAGACAATATATGCATTCAGCGACATGACAGATAATATAACTAAGTTTACAAATGCTGGTATGGGTGTTGCGGAGTCTGGTGAGGCCCTTAAGGGCGTTGCCGCATGGGCTGCTCTTTCTGGCGCGACAACAGAACAGGCATCTAGGGCCATGTATAATGTTGGCCAGGCCTTTCAGTTTGGAAAAATGACACAGAGGGATTTCATGTCAGTATCCAATGCCAATATGGCGAGCATGGAATTTAAACTATTAGCAATCGGTAAAGCCATTGAGATGGGCGTCATTGATCCGGGCGAGTATACTACGGAGACCTGGGGCAAGTTTATGGAGGACGGAAAGTTTAATGCTAAAGTTCTTGGCGAAGTTCTGTCTGACTACGGCAATCCCCTGACTGAAATTGGTGCTCGAGCTCTTCGCGCTGCCAAAGAAGTGAATACACTAACTCAAGTTGTTGGAATAGTAAAGGAGACTCTTGGTACTGGCTGGGCGGAAGTATGGGAGCAGATATTCGGTGGCTATGATGAGGCTAAGAATCTGTTTACCGGGTTGGCAACGTTTTTCACAGACATTATACGAGAAAGCCATAAAGCTAGAATGGAGGCCATAGGAAAGTGGAGAGAAGAGGGCGGCCGAAATAATTTTCTCATTGGCCTGTCCGCATCTTTGGTTGCGTTTAGAAATATTTTAGGTACTGTTAAACAGGCCTTTGCAAATGTTTTTGGAAATGCCACCTA